GCACCATGTTGAAAGAGAGGTGGAAAGTCTCTACCATTTCCTCCCAAAGAGTATCAATAATGATAGCATCTTCAGGAGGAGGGTTGATAATTCCTTTCACAACACGTCCTGCAGCCCGCATGAAATCGGCACGAAGCCGACCATCAAACTGGCCAAAGTCCGCATCATTCATTTCGGGGCCCTTCTCATTCAGCTTGCGAGCTAACACTGACCACTCCGCAGAGCAGGGGTTTATTCCTACACCGTGGGGTAGCTCGAGTCTACTCTTTTGCCAAGCAGTCTTGAAAGGTTCCAAATACTTTCGCATGAGGTAGATGGATTCGAATGGAGCAGTTACGAAAAGTCTTGTCTTTCCGAGGCGCACCTTTGCTATCGGGCGCGTCTCATCCTTAAGACAGTTTTTCCACAACGACAACATGCGAACACCTTTTCGGGCGAGATCTTCTTTCAACTTGATAGCCTTGAGTAGAGTACGTCCATGAGCAGTAAGCCGATTGAATGTAAATCTCTTTTCCCCGTTGTCACCAACGTGTACTTCAAGATAAGCAGACTTCTTCTTACCACTCGATTTTCCTACCCTTGTCCAAGGTTCACCTGCTGAAGTTCGCACATCCAGAGGGTTTGATTGCGTATCTTCAGAAATACCCGTAAGGGCATCCTCTTCAGACAAAGGAGAGTAATCATTTTGTCCCATGACAGAACTCATATGATCAATCAACTGAGGAATCATCACCTCCAGCTTTTCTTCTACATCAGCCACGTAAGTAGGGTGGTCTTCATACTTACACAACTGAGTCAACAGCATGTCCGGTTGTCCATAATCGTCCTTCGCCAATTGGGAAGTGTCCACAACTTGCTCGATGGTAAGAGCAGTAGGCACTTGAGTGATCGGGAAGGTTCCGAAAAGCGGATGTTTAGTCAGGTTCGTCTCTTTTGCTGGATACGAAGTATAAGGGCCTTGGCCAACATACTCAATATCGTTCCTATCTGCAAACTTCGGGCGATCAAGCCGGAAGGTGCACAGTGACAGAGGATCTTCTACTGGCAAAGAAGCGGAGGATTGAAGTTCCGCTCCCTCGTCAAATGTAATCTGATACTCAGGCACTGCTGATGAGTCGGTCACAGGAGAGACGTATCCTAATTCAGCCAAACGCTCCTTTGTTACAAGCGTCGAATAAGCATTATACATTGAGCCCAATATATGCATGCCGATCCATTTGTGTTGTAACTTGGGAGAGAATAGCACCGTAGGAGCGCCA